TACTGCTGAAGAATTTAAATCTTTCAAAATGCAATTTGCACCCAAAAGCGAGTCAGCTAAAGGGCTAGAATCCTCTACGGAAGCAAAAAGCGATATTAATAAGGAATGGAACATCATGGATCCAAAAGAATTAGAACAAATGTTGGCTAAGGCCGCTGCTTCAGCTGCTGAGCAAACTGCAAAAGCAATTGCTGACCAACAAGCAAAATCCGCAGCAGAACAAGCTGCAAAAGAAAAAGCACAAGCTGAATTTGACGAAAAAGTTAAAGCAGCTGTTATCAGCAGCGGTCAATCCGGTGCAGAAAAATTATTGGCTGAAGTTGAGAAGCGTTTAGCTGACCAACAAGAGTCAAGCAAAACAGTATTAGCTGGTCTAGAAGCTGCTCTAAAAGAAAAAGCTGCTGAAATCGAAGCAATTACAAAATCTAAAATGTCTTTCCAAGACAGCAAAGACGGTATGTCTTACGCTGACAAAGAAAAGGCTGTTATGTTATCCAAGATGGCTGGTAAGGCAATCGACGGTACAAAACTAGGTCGTGATCTAGTACAAAAGTACGGTGCTCACGTTCCTTCAGCTACTTGGGAATTAGAAGTTTCTTTAAATCTAGAATCTGAAGTTCGTCGTCGTTTGGTTGTTGCTCCTATTTTCCGCAACATTGCTATGCAAACTAACGTTATGACAATCCCAGTAAATCCAGAAGCAGGTACTGCTACTTGGGTTACTAACGCTGAGTTCGGTGCAGCTCCTGACCGTACAACTGCAAGCAACAACTTAGGTGCTTCAGCTGGTGGCAATGCTACTCATGCATTAAAAGAGATTACTCTAAATGCATACAAACTAGCTACAAACGAGTACACAGCATACGAAGAAGAAGAAGACGCACTAGTTGCTCTAATGCCAATCATCCGTGATGGTATGGTTCGTCGTGTTGCTCGCGCTGTTGACAAAGCATTCCTATTAGGTGCTGGTTCTGGTTCAGACCCTGTTAAAGGTCTAGCAAACTGGGCAACTAACACAACTGCCTCAGGTAACACAGTTGCCGCTGGTATGACAGTTGCTAAGATGCGCACTCTACGTCAAGGTCTTGGTGCTTGGGGTCTAGACCCACAAGAAGTTATTTATATCGTTAACACCGATACATACTACCAATTACTAGAAGACACAGTGTTCCAAACTATGAACCAAGTTGGTACACAAGCTACATTACTAACTGGTCAAATTGGTCAGATCGGTGGTAGTCCAGTATTAGTTTCCGCAGAATTCGCTAGCCCAGCTAGTGGTGTTGCCGGTGCAGTTTGCTTGAACCCAGGTAACTTCATTGTTGGTAACCAACGCGGTCTACGTATTGACACTCAAGAATTAGTTGAAACACAACGTCGTGTAATGGTAGCTAGCCTACGCACAGGTATGACACGTGTTACTAATAACCTAGGTAACGCTGTAACAGCACACAAGTACACAGCATCTTAATTTATTAAGTTGTTGATACCGACAGGGCTTTCGAGCCCTGTCTTTTAAGTGGATTTGTAAAGTCCACTTAAAAGACAAGAGAGGTAAACATGGGATTAAATCTTACAAGCAAAGCAGACTATAAAGCCTATGCTGGAATTAAAAGTACTAACGAAGACGCTGCTATTGATTTTATCATTCCCAAAGTTTCGGACTTAGTTAAAAATTACTGCGGCAGAACTTTTGTAGACTATTGGGAAACACCCAAAACCGAAATTTTTAACGGTGGAGTAAAGAAATTTATTCTAGCAGAAACACCAATTGTAAATATTACTAGTGTTCAAGGTAGTGCTGACTACGGCCAAACATGGACTAATCTAGAGCAGTACAAAGAATGGGTACGAGAAGATGACACAGTATTGAGCTTAGACTCTAGTGGTTATTTTCCTAAAATAATTCGAGGCTACAAAGTAGTTTATACTGCAGGATACAATGATGTACCCAATGACTTAGAACTAGCTATATTAGACTTAATTACATATTATCGTAGACACGATAGCGCAATTCACAGTTCAAAGAATCCTGGTAGTAATTCGGTACAAATTGAGTACATTTCAACTACTAGTTTGCCAGCACATATTCGTCGTGTATTAGATTTACATAGAGCGGATTACACATGAGTATTCAACAGTTTAGCCAAACCATTCAAAGTCAAATATACAAAAACTGGTTAGATAAACTGAACAAGAATATTATTCAAAACTCTGCAAAGAGTTTACGCGCCAGTCAACAAACAGCCAGTAAAACAGATTTTTACATTAGCAAAAACACAGTTCTTAGTATGTACAAAACTATTACTGGTCAAAATATGGACTCTGCCGAAGCAGACCTTATTTTATTTAGTTTGGCTAAAGGCGGGTCTGATAAGAACGAAGGCCAGTTTACAACAGTAGCAGGCAGCAAGGCTGTTATTTTTAAAAATATCGGTTTTGATACAATTAGTACTAGACTTAAAGCTGCTTTTGAAGAAGACTACCTGGTACAAGAAGCTTACAGAGAAGCCGAAGAAAAGTATATTGAAGGTGCTAGAGCAGAGCTTGATAAACGAAAAGATTTAAAAGGCAAAGCCAAACAAGACGAAATAACTAAAATTGAAACAGAAGCTAAGCGACGTGCTTCTTTTGGTTATTACTTCAACAAAGGACACGTAATTGGCGTTGCAACAAATTTAGTAAAACAGTTCAGAGACGATCTAGCCAAAGCAGACAGCCTGGCGGAAAGTCATAGAAAAATACTAGGACAAGTACTAGATCAGTATATTGCAAAACTAGAAGCAGATGACTTAGCTAGCGCAAACTTGCCAAACGCTGTTAATCAAGAATTATACGCAAGTTATATTAAATCTAGTTCAAAGTATCTGGTAGAAATACAGTGCGCTGTTAAAAATCAAGGTGCAGGACGTGAAGAAGCCTCGCCAGTATTAGACGAGTTAAGAAAATTGTTTTCCGTTACAAATAACGACATGACGGAAATATTAAGTAAATCACCAACTCTTGGTAAAGCATTACTTAATACAGAGGGATCCCCAAGCTATATTGATCTACTAGTAAAAGACATGGTAGATATTGTTAGCAAAGGTAAAAAAGATATACCAAAACTGTATGTTCAAGCATCTACTTTAGTTAGTAAAAAATCTACTCCAATAAAGAAACCTAAAAGTAATAAAGCAGAAATACAGAAATTAAAGAACCTAGCAAAGAAAGTAAAAGCGGTAAAGAAAGACCCTAATAATATAAAGGTTGATCTGCCCGTTTCTATGATTAATTTACCTAATTTACTACTTTTTATTAACACACATCTACAAGATGTTATAAGTGCTAATATGGGTGAAGGTTCTCGCAGAGATGTTCTAAATTATAGAACAGGTAGGTTTGCCCAATCTGTGAAAGTAGAATCTCTTTCTCAAAGTAGACAAGGCATGATAACTGCTTTTTATACTTATATGAAAAACCCTTACGCAACTTTTAGTCAAGGCGGGCGTCAGCAGAATCCAAGATCAAGAGATCCTAAGCTGCTTATTGGAGCATCTATTCGACAGATTGCTGCACAGCAAGTAGACAACAGATTAAGGGCAGTTTTGATATGAGCAAAAGAACTTCAATAGTAAAATCTATTGCAGATAAGATTAAATTAATTAATGGTACAGGCGGTTATAAAACCAATCTGTTTCAAAATAGTTACGCAAAATTAAAATTTTGGGACGAAGTAAACGATTTTCCATGTGTATACGTAACTCCAGGTTCTGAAATTAGAGAATACCATCCGTCCGATTTTACGTGGGCATTTTTAGGTATTTGCATCAAAGTCTACTGTAAAGGTGACGATGCACAAGAACAGCTAGAATTACTCCTAGCGGACATTGAGACTGTAATTGAAGCAAATCGTCAATTAGTGTACGATACCACAAACAATTATCAGACTACAGAAATTTTAATTCAACAAATCACTACCGATGAGGGACTTTTAGCCCCTTATGCAATTGGTGAAATAAATTTACAAGTTCGCTACGAACTTGTATGACCCCTATAACTAAAGCCCGATCGCAGATAATAGTCTCGCTAGTGGTCTAGGTTATCTAAAAATAAAGGATATGCCATGGCAGTTAATTTAATTCGTAATAGTAAGGTATACTTTACTACTAGTTTAAACTCCGATGGTTCTGTTAATTTTGCAGGTTGTGATGCTACTAACACTCAAGAATTACAAGTTCTTGATGGTATGAGCTTTTCACAAAATACAACAACAGAAACCGTTACTCTAAATGAAGCAGGTGCAGCACCTAGTCGCGGACAACGTAGTTTTAATACTGCATTAGCCCCAGTAGACTTTTCATTTACAACTTATATTCGCCCACACTACAATGAATTGGGTGCTCAAGATGGCTTAACAGCCGAAGAAGCCGTATTATGGAACGCCCTAATGGGTGTTAACCCTATTGGTTCTGGTGGTGCTTGGTCAACTACAGCAAGTGCAACAACTCCAACCGCAGTTGCCGCTTACTCAAAGTCAAACTCTAACGTTCATCAATTACAGAAATTTGCTTTAATTATCAACGTTGACGGCTTACAATACATTATTGAAAATGCTGTATTAAACACAGCAACCATCGATTTCGGCTTAGACGCTATTGCTTCAGTTCAGTGGGCAGGACAGGCAACTAAACTAACGCAAGATAGTTCTGCTGCTGTAATTGCAGCTTTCAAAGCTAAAAATACTGCTGCTAAGTTTATTGCTAACAAGTTGAGTGTTGTTACGTTATTTGCTGGTATTAATGCTACTTCAGGTACAAGCTACACAATTCCACTAACAGGTGGTCAGATTGTGCTAAGCAACAACGTTACATTCTTGACACCACAAAACTTGGGCATTGTTAACAAGCCGACTACATACTTTACAGGTACACGTGCTGTAAGTGGTAACATGACAGCTTACTTACGTGCAGGCGGTGGTGCAGGTAATTACTCTGCAGAATTGCTAGATACACTACTAACAGGTAGCTCAACAGCAGTTGATACTAAGTACACACTAACAATTAAGATTGGTGGTGCAACAGGTACACGCGTTGAAGTTAGACTACCAGCAGCTATGATTTCAATTCCAACAGTGCAGACTGAGCAAATTGTTTCTACAACAATTAACTTTACTGGTCAAAGCTATACAGGCGCCGACTTCGATATTGAAGAAGCCAACGAAGTTACTGTAACTTATAACGTAGTAGCTTAATTAGCAACTACATTTCCACAGAGACTGGGTTGATCTCCAGTCTCTCTTTTTCCTAAATATATTTATAATTAAAATGGCAAATTTATCCTTAAAAACCCTATTAGTACCTTCTAAAGCAATTGAAGTTGAATACCCTGGCATGCCAGGTTTTTGTGTAGATATTGCGTTTTTATCACGCGAAACACTACTTAATATTCGTAAAAAATCTACTAAAACTAGTTTTAAAAATCGTCAACCTCAAGAAGAATTCAATGATGAGCTATTCTTGCAACTTTATGTTGAGAACGCCGTAAAAGGCTGGAAAGGTTTAAAGTTAAGTTACTTAGATCAACTTGCGCCAGTAGATTTAACTGGACAAGATATGAACGCTGAATTAGAGTACACTGCTGAAAACGCACTGTTTTTAATGAAGAACTCTACAAACTTTGATGCATTTATTAGTGAACAGGTAAGTGACTTGGGAAACTTTTCCAAGACCAACTCGACGAAGTAAATCGTCAGTTGGTCAATTATATACAAAATAACGCAGTAGCCATGACCAAGGAAGCTTATTTTGAGCTTTGTGAAATTATGGGTAACGAGCCTATAGAAGAAGAAATTCCTATAGACTTTGATGACTTCCCACTAGAAGTACAGCAAGCGTTTAGCGTATATAATATGTTACGAGACGAATGGGATACGATGAATGGCCTTTATTTAGGAAAAACACTCATTGGTATTAAAGATATTCTAGAAGCCACGGAAGTTGAGCCTGACGAATATAAATTTATTACTGTGTTAGTTCGTATGATAGATCGAGCTAGATCCGACGAAATAAACAGTAAGCAAAAAACAGAGAAGCCTGCTAGCTGATGTTAGCAGGCTTTTTTATCGTCAAAAAATTTAGTTTGACAAATGGGTGCCCTTATGATATAATGGTTACAAAATAGTTTTATATTACGTATATAAAGCATCCATAAAATTGGAGTATCTATGGCAGATCAAGTAATAAATCTCAAGTTACGTCTTAGTGCTGACGGCGTGCAGCAAATTGAAAGCAGTTTAGGCCGCATTAATAAATTAAAGAGTGATTTAGAGAAAATGAACCCAGCTAAGAAAGCTGGGTTTGGAAACGATGATTATACGCAAGCAAGCGGAGTAATCGGTAAAACAGGTGCAAGCGCCAGAAACTTTGCAGCCGAATCTCAGGGTTTGGGTGGATTGGTTCGTCTATATGCTACTTATGCCGCTAACTTGTTTGCAGTCACAGCTGCTTTTAAAGCACTAAGTGACGCAATGGACACTACTAACATGGTGCAAGGTCTAAATCAGTTATCAGCTGCTAGCGGTCAATCATTAGGCAGCTTATCTAAGCAGTTTGCAGCAGCTAGTGGTGGAGCAATTAGTTTTCGTGAAGCAATGGAAGCTACTACAAAAGGTAGTGCAGCTGGACTAAGCTCACAACAGTTACTACAATTAGGCGACGTTGCCAAAAAAGCATCCCAAGCACTGGGTATTAATATGCCTGATGCTGTTAGTCGTTTAACTCGTGGTATCTCAAAACTAGAACCTGAATTACTAGACGAACTTGGATTATTTACCAAAGTAGGTAAAGCCACAGAAGAATACGCTAGAAGAGTAGGTAAAAGTGTAGATAGCTTAACAGATTTTGAAAGACGTCAATCATTTGCCAATGCCGTACTAAAAGAGGGTATTGATAAGTTTAATGAGATTGATATACCAACAAATCCTTACGACCAACTACTAGCTAACTTAAAAAATTTAGGTCAAAGTATTCTTGAAGTCGTTAATAAGTACCTAACGCCACTAGTAGCACTACTATCAAATAGTCCAACCGCACTAGCAATTGGTGTTGGCCTTGTAGCAAAAGCAATTATTGGACAAGCTATACCAGCTTTTAGACAATATAAGGAATGGCTACAAAAATACTCTGAAGATGCACAAAAAGTTGCTGAAAGTAGATTAGCAACTGCACAAGCTGCAAGCAAGGCCAGAAAAGAAGAATTAAAAGCTGTTGCAGACGCAAAAGCCGAACTAAAAACACAAGCAGTAGATACTGCTGCAACCGCCTTACGAGACGCCCAATCAGGCAGAATTCGTAAAGATGTGAGAGCTATCCTAGA